GATGTTCTTGGTACATTAAGGGTTTGGGATGTAATATGTTATAATTATCTTATAAAGAAAAATATTATTGTTGGATCCAATAAGGAATCTGAGTTCCGGGATTTTGTTGGTGGATATGTTAAAGAAACCCAAACAGGAAGACATTCCTGGGTAATGTCATTTGACCTTGCTTCATTGTATCCTCACCTGATTATGCAGTATAATATTTCACCAGAGACTATTAGGGAACGTATTCCGGATGTGTCAATTGATTCTATGTTAGATAAAACCAATGTATTCAATTTAACCGATTCTACTGTAACCCCAAATGGAATGACATATTCCACCAAGGTTCGTGGTTTCATTCCAGAATTAATGGATCAATTTTTCACGACAAGAAAAACAGTAAAGACCAAAATGATTCTGGCCCAAAAGGAAGGAAACAAAGACCTCGAAGAGAAACTTTATGTTGAGCAAATGGCTCTTAAAATCCTTCTTAATTCTTTATATGGTGCTCTCGGGAATAAATATTTTCGCCACTTTGATGTTAATATGGCAGAATCCATTACAACAGCAGGACAATTGAGTATTCGGTGGATTGAGCGTACCATTAATAAATACATGAATAAAATAATGTTAACAGATGGTATTGATTATGTAATTGCTTCTGATACTGATTCGGTTTATGTAACATTCGATGCACTTGTTTCAAAATTATTTGAATCAACTAGAGCCATTGAAGAGAAAGTTAATTTTCTCGATGTGATAGGATCTAATCAGTTCAGAAAATTAATTGATGATTCATATCAGGAGCTTGCAGATTATACCAACGCCTACGATCAAAAGATGCTCATGGATCGGGAAGCAATAGCAGATTCTACTGTATTCTTTGCTAAAAAACGATACATTATGAATGTCCTTGATAATGAAGGGGTTCGATATAAAACCCCTAAAATTAAAATGATGGGGATTGAAGCTATTAAAAGTTCGACCCCGCCTATATGTCGAACAGCTCTCAAAGAATTTATTAAAATTATTTTAAATGGTACAGAGAAGGAAGCACAAGAATACTATTCTAATTTTAAACTTGAATTTGCAAAGGCTGATTATATAGATATCGCATTTCCTAGAACTGCTAATAATATAGATAAGTTTTATGATTCTACTTCTCTTTATAAAAAAGGAACCCCTATACATGTACGAGGTTCAATATTATATAATGAATATATAAGAATACTCGGATTAGATTCTAAATATGAATATATAGAGAATGGGACTAAGATTAAATTTTGTTATCTTAAAATGCCCAATACTATAAAATCTAATGTAATTTCTGTTCCTTCTGTTCTTCCGAGAGAACTCGAATTATCAGAATATATAGATTACGATCTTCAGTTTGAGAAAGCATTTTTAATGCCGGTTGATAATATGTTAAAAATTATTAATTGGACGCCAGAAAAACGAAATACATTGGAGGAATTTTTCACATGAATTTACAAGACATGAAAGATCTAGATGCAGAAAAGAAATTAAAAGAAGAAAATGATGCAATGGAAAGAACGTTTTTCGAAAAATGGGGTACCAGAATAGGGGATATTGTTTCTTTAAAATATGACGAACTTTATCAATTCAAAAGTTCTGAACAAGCTAAAATAGTAGAAATTATTTCTGCAGAACTAGTAAGATTGGTATTTAAATCTGGGGGTGGTGGAACTTGGCATATATTAAATCTCAATACTGAGGGCGAAACCATTAAATGAATTTACTTGAAAGGATGAAATCAACATCCAAAATAAAATTGGCATCCGTTATGTCAGAATCGAAAATATTAAATCAAAGCGAACCAATAACCACTGTAGTTCCTATGATTAATGTTGCATTAACTGGAAAATTTGATGGTGGTATTACTTCTGGATTGACTGTGATTGCAGGACCTTCTAAGAATTATAAAACCTCATTTGGTCTTTTAATGCTCAAGGCATATCAGGATAAATTTCCAGATTCTGTAACGCTCTTTTATGATTCGGAATTTGGATCTCCACAAGCGTATTGGGATTCATTTGGTATTGATATGAATAGAGTTCTTCACATTCCTATTAAAAATATTGAAGAATTAAAATTTGATCTCATAACACAACTGGAGGAGATTTCCTCGGCCGATAAAGTTTTCATTATGATTGATTCCATTGGCAATCTAGCATCCAAAAAGGAGCTTGATGATGCTAAAGATTCTAAGTCTGTTGCCGATATGACTAGAGCAAAACAAATGAAATCATTATTTCGTATGGCTACTCCATATCTCACATTGAATGATATTCCACTGATCGCGGTTAATCATACTTATGAAACACAGGAGATGTTTTCGAAACAGATAGTTTCTGGCGGTACTGGAATAACATATTCTGCTAATACAGTTTGGATTATAGGACGTCGTCAAGATAAGGTTGGTAAAGAAATTATAGGTTATGATTTTATCATTAATGTCGAGAAATCCAGATTCGTTAAAGAAAAATCTAAGATACCTATATCGGTATCATGGGAAGGTGGTATTCAAAAATATTCTGGACTTCTAGAAGTCGCAGTCGAATCCGGATTTGTGACTAAACCCAAGGTTGGTTGGTACACTCGTCCAACTGTAACAGATGATAAAAATTTCAGAGAAAAGGATACCCTCAATGCAGAGTTTTGGAAACCAATTTTTGAAGATACCAATTTCTCTCAATATGTAGAGGAAAAATTCTCTATAGGTTATATACAAATGCTGGATTAATTATCAAAAAGATAATCATGTACGCAATAGGGATACTAATAATATTTCTGTTAGTTCTTTGGGTATTTGTATTATTAATACATCATCATTTCACAGACGATGTTAAACACGATTGGGTTCGCTTATCAGAATTTGGTAGAATGCAATCCGGAAAGAGGTAAAATATGAAATATACTAAAGTAAATGGAATATTAACATTGCCAGAAAGGAACGAGAACGATAAAAACACAGGATGGATGCTGTGCATCAAATTTGAAGATTTTAAATTATTTGGGTATAAATTAGATTTAATGTGGAGAGAACGAAGGGGGGTTAAAGAACCCGCACCACAGAAATCCGTTGAAATTTTAAATCTAAAAACTGACTGCCCACATAAATTCTTCCTTCATTAGTTTACAATAATTTAAAAAAATGGTATAATAGAAATGAAACAAGAATATACGTTGGTCGAAAATAAAAATATTCCAGATAAAACCGGAATAAAATTAGTGGGTGGTGATTTCGATGGTATAATTTTTTTATATGGTAATGTTAGATTCTCAGAGGATGTTCCTCCTGTCATGAAATTTGATTTTGAGGTTCTTAAAAATCCAAATCAAATCAAATATAAAGATTCGAGAGAATTTGAATTTATAATGGGTGATATACTTGTTGAACTTATAGATAACCAATTGAGCGATAATGATAGAAGAAACGATAATAAAAAATCTGATAACGAATGAATCATTTCTGAGGAAGGTAATACCTTTTATTAAGGAAGAATATTTCCAAGGACATATAGAAAAGGAAATATTTAAGGAAATTCATAATTATGTAGGGGAATATTCAAATGTTCCTTCCAAAGAAGCTCTGATCATAGGAATTAATAAAAGAAATAATATAACTGATGATGTACATTCAAAATTAATAGATCATATCAATTCCATTTCTCCATCCGAGGTCGATGTAGATTGGTTGGTCAATGAAACAGAGCAATTCTGTAAAGATAGATCCGTATATAATGCGGTACTGAAATCCATTTCTATTATTGATGGCAAGGAGAAAGATTTAACACCAGATGCATTACCTTCTATATTATCAGATGCTTTATCCGTTTCTTTCGATTCTAATGTTGGACATGACTATTATGATTCGGCAGAAGATAGATTTGATTTCTATCACAGGAAAGAGGAAAAAATCCCGTTCGACATAGATATTCTTAATAAAATTACGAAGGGCGGTCTGCCGAATAAATCTTTACTATGTTGGATGTCAGGAACTGGTGTTGGTAAATCCCTAGTCATGTGTCATCAGGCAGCTGCAGCCATGGAAGTTGGTTCTAATGTATTATACATTACCTTAGAAATGTCTGAAGAAAGAATAGCAGAGAGGATTGACGCTAATTTAATGGATGTTAATATAGTAGATGTTCCGAAACTTAATAAATTTGAATTCGATGCAAGAATTGATAAAGTTAAAAAGAAATGTCGTGGCAAATTAATTGTTAAAGAATATCCAACATCATCTGCCCACGTAGGGCATTTTGAACATCTTCTTGATGAACTCAGAATAAAGAAATCATTTAAACCTGATATTATTTTTGTAGATTATATTAATCTTTGTACATCCAAGAGATTTAAATCTGGCTCTAATCATAACTCATATACAATTATCAAGTCTATTGCCGAGGAACTCAGAGGATTAAGTGTTGTACAGAATCTTCCAATTGTCACCGCGACACAAGTTAATAGATCTGGTGCTGGTGATGCTGATATTGATCTCACCAATACTGCCGAATCGTTTGGACTCCCTGCTACAGTTGATTTAATGCTAGCTCTCATATCAACAGAGGATCTTGAAGAAATGAATCAGATTATGATCAAACAATTAAAAAATAGATATAATGATGTATCCTATTATAAAA